CAGTTTCCATAGCCCACCATAAACCTACGATGTCTGCAAATAAAAATATAGAGACAAAAATATAGGTGATAATGGGGCGTACACTAGCACGAAGATTAACCACCCAAGTAGAGGCGTTCTTCGCATGTTTTTCATCATGTTTGTATAACGCAAGTCTTTCAGCCGCATAGGTTTCCATTTCAACTTGGTCAGTTCTAAACTCTTCAATTTTTTCTTGAGATTTAAAACCTTTTTCAGCCATAGCCAAAGAGCGTTCCATTTCAAGTTTAGCCATTGTTTCTTCATGCGCGTTGTCGCCCTTTTGTTCAAAAAACTTTAATACACTAGGTAATCCAGATGTAGCAAAGCCTAGTATTCCTGATAGTATTGAAATCATTATTCTTCTTCTTCTACAAAAGCTAAGGTCTCTTCATTCCAAAGGTATATTTTTCCATCTTTAGGATAAGGTACTGGGTTCTTCCATAAATAAGTAGTTTCATTTAATACCCATGATGGATAAGGAGCGGGCGCATAAAATACATCATTAGATGCATCATATGTATATCCAACACTCGCATAGTTTCCTCTTAGAGGAGTTCCTTTAGAATTTTGATTTCCGTGTGTATCAACACATGTTTCTATCCACTCACCTGGAGTTTCGTCTACAAAGGTATCAATAAATTCTTGTTCTGCAACAATAACATTTAAAACTTTTTCATTTAAAACTTTTGCAAAATATTTCATAGATTTTACCCTGTGTAGTTTCCTGACCCTGTAAATGTAAGTATTGTATTTGCTCCAGATGTTGAAACTGAAACAGACCCTGAGTATGTACCTGAATATGCCTTAGTAGCCATACTTAATATAACAACTCCTGTACCCCCTACAGAACTATTATTTCCAGCATCATCCCCTGTGCTTTCAGAGCCTCTACCACCACCACCTAAATTAGCTGCACTTCCTCCACCAATACCATTAGCACCAAAAGCAGCCCCAGCATTACCTGAACGTTTACCACCGCCACCGCCGCCGCCACGAGCTACTGATGAACCACTAATTGAAGAAGCTAAACCAGCTCCACCCGCAGCACCATAGTATTGGTCTGGGGCATTTACGCTTAGTCCTGCTGCAGCTTTACCACCGCCACCACCTGCACCACCTTTATTAGTTGCAGAAGCATTACCTCCAGCATTACCTTGTCCTGATGTTCCTGTTCCTGGTGTAGCAGTACCTGAATTTTTATATGAAGAACCGCCGCCAGAACCACCATTTCCACCATCGGAAGGTGAGTCATAACCGCCGCCGCCACCGCCACCAATAACCGTAGTTGCGCCTGTAAGTGTAGTATTTCCTCCAGCTCCTCCACGAGCATTTTCACCTACTGCTGCTCCACCTGCACCAATAGCGACTGTATAAGTAGTACCCGTTTCTGCAAGAAATGTACTTTCTATATAACCACCAGCACCGCCGCCAGCACCGCCATAAACAGCTTGCCATCCACCACCAGCACCGCCGCCAGCTATTGTTAGATAAGTAACTGTCATATCAACAGGAGCAGCACCATTAAAGCCATAAGCTCGCGCAGAATTATTTGCTATTGTAGTTAATCTAGGCAAACTGTGTTAATGCGGCAAGAACTGTAAATGCTGCATCTCCTGTTTTAATTATTGTGTATGTATATGAATCAATACTGTTAGCATTTCCTTCTGTAGGAGCTGCACCACCTTGCCATTCTGGAGTTTTAGCACTTCCATCAACTTGTACTGTTGTATTTCTATATTCAGCGCCTGTTAAGGTTACTAAATGAACTAACGTAATAGATTCACCTGTACCCATTTTAGAATTTAATGTTGCTCCACTAGAGTCTCTAAAATTTATAGTCCAATCACCTGTTGCAGCAGATGTATAATAAACAACTGATTGTGTTCCCGTATCATAATTAATTGTTCCTGTTGCAGCTGTTGCTGATACAGTTACTTTTTCTGTAGAATTAACAAATGTAGAATAATCATTTAAATTTGTTGGGGCCGCTGCCCAAGACATAACTCCTGAACCATTAGATTGTAGAAATTGTCCTGCATCACCATCATTGTTAGGAAATGTTAATGTGTAATCTGCAGATGCTGAATGAGGTGGTCCTAAAAGTTTAATAGCATGTGAGTTCTCAGAACAATTTAGTTCTATATATCCAGAGGTAACTCCAGATGTTCCTTTAGCTTCTAAACCAGGAACAGAGCCTGTAGATATTCCGGAAAGAGCTGTAAAAGCACCTGTACTTGGAGATGTATTACCAATAGCACCTGGTGTGGCAAATCTTGCTACAAAGCCATCACCTCCAACCGTCCCTGTTGCAGAAAGTGTTGTAAAGGCACCTGTGCTAGCAGTAGTTGCTCCAATTGTAGCGGCATTAATTACACCGCCAGCTATAGTCCATGAGGCTGCATAGTTTACTGGTTCAACTACATTTGTACCATCTTGATATAAAGATGCAGATTTACCAGCAGGTACTAAAATACCTGACCCCGATGCAGTTTTTACTGTTACGGCAGTATTAGATGAATTTTTTATATAAAAGTTTTTACCAATAACTAATCCTGTTCCTGCTGCCGATGTAGGAACAATTAAATTTGATGTTCCACCAGAACTACCTGTAAGGTTTAGTCGTAAGCTTCGAGCTGGTTGAAGAGCGTTTGAATTTGATAGCGAAAGAGTTAAATTAGAATCCGTGACTGCTTGGTCTACAGTTCCTACTATTGCTTGTTCTAAAGCACTACCTAAATTAAGATTAGTTGTTGTACCCCACGTACCATCTTGTTCTCCGGTTCCTATGAGCTCTATCTTTAAATTTGAATATGTTGACATATTGTTTCCTTAAGTAACTATTTTTACCCAATTTGGGTCCTGAGTTGTATCAATTATAACCCAATTAGGGTTGTTAAGTGTTGGTACTTTTCCATCTAATGTTAAAGCGCCAACAGGGGGTAATATTATTACTCCATCTATTATTACTGGTGCTACTCCTGTTAGTGCTAATTCACCAACTCCTGGAATTATTGGTATCCCATTTACTACTATTGGTGCTACTCCTGCTAAGACTAAAGCGCCTACAGTTGGAGTTATTGAAGAAGTATTAACTACTAATGGTGCTACTCCTGCTAAGACTAAAGCCCCAACTCCTGGTGTAATACTTTCAAAAACATTAGGAGCAATTCCCACTAGTGCCAATGCACCAACTCCTGGAATTATTACTCCCCCACCTACTAATACTGGTGCTACTCCTGCTAAGACTAAAGCGCCTACAGTTGGAGTTATTATTGTCCCTCTTACTACAATAGGGCGTGTATTAACACCAACGCCCCACAGTCCTTGATTCCATCCTCCTAGTCCCCACCCATCAGATACTCTTAATTCTCCTGATGGAGGTACAACTACACCCCCAAGCCCATATCCTGCTGAGCTCCATGTTCCTCGTCCCCAGCCGGTAGCCATTTCTAGCCCCTTATGTTAGCGTAAATATGCCGGTTGCAGCAGGTAAAACAGTTAATGTATTAGGGGAGGCTAAATCAAATTCTGAAGATGAAAGTTTACACCAACACAAAACTTTTCCTACACCCGAAGAAACTGAATTACGTAATACCGCAAACTTAATATTTTCAATAGTGGCCCCCGATGCCGTAAATGCTATTCCTATAGCAGACATTGTAAATTTCATCTGTTTAGCTGAAGTGTTTACCCATAGTCCTGTAGAAGGAACTAAAGCTCTACCACCTGCAACATATCCACCTGCTGCAGCTACTTGTCCATTTACTGAGGAATTTATACTTAATGTAAATGTAGACGCATTACTAGCACTTGTATGCAGTTGCATATAAAATTTAGTCGTTACTCCTGCTCCTAATTTAATTGTGCCATTTCCTATATATAGTTTGGCGCTGTTATATAATTGCCATGCTGATGCTGCCATGTTAAATCTCCTTAATATCGGCGTATGATGCGCCGGATTCTAAAATATGATGGAGTAGCCCGCCATAAACTTCTAACTCTATCTCGTCCCCAATCATTTTAATTAAATCTATAAACTCTTGAGCTTGAGACACCATCCATGGATGGCAATTAAATATTTTTCCGCTCACATTGACGGGTATTATTAACTCATCGTCATTTTCTAGTTGCTCATACGCGTGATGTTTATTTTCCTCTAAACACGAGTCACACCCAAAAATATGAAACCTTTTAAATCCTAACATCCTAAATAAAGGAATTGCTCTTAATAATACTGTAGAGCCGCCAGGAACTGGATAACATTCTTCAAACTGCGCTTGTAACATTTCTGTTAATTCTTCAGCTTGTGTGTGCCAAACATAAGTTCTATCTTTAGGTAAACCTTTAAATACACTTGGATGACACTGTGACGCTATAAAATACTTACAGTCTTTTACTACAGGCTGTGTAAATCTCGCATTAAACTTTCTTGCATCTACCATGACCATAGCAGAAGGGGTTATACCATTATCTAAGCACCATTTATAGGCACCATTTATAGCTATAAGTTTAACACCATTTGCTCTTAATTGCTTTATTTTTTTAACATGTTGTGATAGAGATGGACCTCCACCTATTATCATTGTTTCAATATTATTTGTTGGATGAGGCTGTATTTCTAAAAATCCTTGTTTAATATTATAAGCTACATTTTTCTTTGTTTGTTCATCACCAACATTTACTCTGCCTGCCTTTATAAACTCTTTTCCTTTTGTCCAAGCAGTTACATAAAATGAACAGCCACCCTTTGTTTTTTTAGACCAATGAATAATACAATCATGCTCTTTAAATTTATTTAACCACCATTTAAAAGGACGTACCGTTAAATGTAGTTTATGTCCTACTAATTCACTTGCCTTATCATCAACAGTAGATATTTGAAAAAATACATGTTGTGCGGCTTCTAAACAATTAGCTATTACTTTATCTACATGATGAGTTCTAATATGCTCCATCACATCTGTACAATATCCGTATGCTGCTTTAACGGGTAGTGGTTCTGATAAGTCTGCTTCTATAAATCGTAACGTATGTTTTTGTGTTTCTAACATTGGGACTATATCCGCATCTAAACAGTTAGGTGCAAAGTCCACCATAGTTACATCCATATTACCAAAAAAAGCAAGATTTAAAGCTCCTCGTCCTGTACCACATCCAAAATCTATAACACTAGACCCAGCTTTAGGTTTAGCCTGAGCTAAAAACTCGTGATATATTTTTTCACCAGGAGAATCTTTTCTATACTCTGGCATATCCCATACTTTTTTATATAGGTCTTTTTCTAAAGGTCTTACATTTTCTATTGTTACTACTGGGGCTTCCCCAGTTACTCCTGCAATTGCTGTTGACATACTATCCCTTTCTATTCAAATCGAATAAGAGCTTCAGTGGCGTTATTGCCTGGAAACTCAATGTTTAGTGTTTCATTATTTACTGTCTTATCTCCACCAAAATCTAAAATAGCTACAGTGTATTTTTGGCCATCTCCTCCAGTATTTCTATATATTACAGCACCTCTTGCAGTAAATGTAGATGATGTCCAAGAAGTATTTCCAAAATTAACATACCCTACTACTGGGTCAAAAGAAAACCCAGGGTCAGATACAACTAAAGTATTTCCACCAGCAGTATACCCTGTTCCTACAACTTCATTGGTAGTGCTATAAGCTACATTTGTACTACCCGGACTTAAATCTGCTTCGCTAGTATAAAGTGCTATCTTATATGTTTGAGTAGCACCAAAATTTAACTGCCCTGATAGTGTTAAATATTTTAGTCCAGTAGTTAATCCTTGTACAATAGTTCCCATTATGCAGCTCCTCTACTACCCTTAACAGGTATTCTAGGTTGTCCACTTCTATAAGAATCACGAGTATTTTTACCCTCACCAAGACCTAAGAGTTCTACCATAGCATCATTATATCTTTTATCTAGCATAGCCATTTTCTCTGCGTCTGTCATTAAGTAAGTATTCGCTTCCAACAACGACCCATAAAGTAAAGCGGTTGAGTAATTATCACCCAGCCAAGACTTACCAGAAGCGGCAGTAGTAATAGACTCAGGATAAAAAAAGTAATGAAGCTCAGCACCATAGTTAATATCAGGTGTGGGACCGAGTATAAATGTTTCATCATCAAAGACAGCATAGTATTGTGGTTTTCCAAAATGTGCTACATCCGTATCAGGAAAAGATTGTCTGATAAAGTTAACATCTTTATTTAAAAGAAATGTGTATTCATTAGTTGCGTTATCAATAACAGCTAAACTATAAGTGGCTAACCAATCAGCCGGCACATTTAAGTATTTATTTGTAGCCGATATACCACCTGTATCATTTCTTCTAAGGTCAGGTAGATTAACTGAATTAAATATTCTATTCTCAGCTTGCGTAATAAATGTATTTACATCAACAGTTGAGTATGAATTTTCTGTATAAGACCCTATTTGAGCTACTAGTTCTGCGTAAGTCATTGCTTATCCTTATACTAATGGACCGCGAGCTTTAGTACCTTTAGTAGCTATACCATTGCCGCGAGTTTCTACACCTGTTGT